ACTGTCAACAATGGCAATTCGTACATTGTTACCACCGTTGGCACCATTACTTTTGGCACCACCGCCATCACGTTTACGCAATTTAGCACCTCGCAGGTGTATGCCGCTGGCACGGGGTTAACCCTTACCGGGCAGACATTCAGCATCACAAGCCCCATCCCAACTTCATTGGGCGGCACTGGTGTGGTCAACAACGCTGCCAGCACCATTGCCATCAGCGGCAACTTTGCCAGCACATTTACGATTACTGGTGTCACGGCAGTCACCTTCCCCACCTCGGGCACTTTGGCCACCCTGGCTGGCACCGAGACATTCACCAACAAGACGCTGACCAACCCCACGGTCACCAACTATGTGGAAACACGGTATGCCCCCGCCGCCGGGTCCGCATTCACGGTGGCATTGACTGATGGCACGGTCCAACAGTTTTCGCTGAATGCCAACGGCACCATTACATTGCCAGCATCGGTGACCGGCAAATCATTTGTCATCATCATCACTTACAGTGGCGTATTCACCCTTACTTGGGCCGGTGGTTCAACCATTAAATTCCCAGGGGGCGTCACTCCGACGGCATCAAGCGCCAGCGGAAAATTTGACATCTTCACGTTCTTTCAAGACGGCACCAACACCTATGGCCAATCTTTCGGGTTGAATTACTGATGTTTAGCCTTGCAACAAAAACTGGTGGTGGCCAAACTGCGTCAGCAAATGATATATATTTTAATTATGTCACTTTGCTTTTGCATGGCGATGGAACAAACGGTGCCCTCAACAACACGTTTTTGGATTCAAGCACAAACAATTACACGGTAACCCGAAGCGGAAATACCACGCAAGGCAATTTTGTGCCTTTTAATTACAATTACAGCGCATATCTTTTAGGTTCGGCAAGCCAGTATTTTACTTTGCCAACCGCATTGAACACGCAATATGGCGCTCTAGCCGCCACTACCTATGGTGTAAAAACCACCATTGAGTTTTGGGTGTTTACAACTGCAATTCAAGCAATTACTGCTTTTATCACAGGTGTTTTTGGAAATTTTTCTGCAACAGCGGTAAATGGCCGTTATGCAATTGATTTGGTTGGCTCATCAACCACCAGCACCCAGACCGTTCGATTTGCATATACAACTGGACCCTCCTCGCAAGCAACGGTGACAAGCACCGCAACGCTAACGCAAAATACATGGAACCATGTTGCAGTCACCATTGACACAACAACCTCATCATCATCAACAATTATTATTTATGTTAATGGCGTAGGTTTAACTTTTACTGGCCAAAATTTGTCAACTCACACGACAGACCCGGCAATAGCGTTTGTTGTTGGTTATAGCCAGCAACAACAAACGGTCACGGGATATTTGTCAAATTTTCGTTTTTCTCGCGGATCGTCATTGATATACACCGGCGACTTTACGCCGCCCACACAAAAGTTTCAACCAACAACAAGCACCAAAGCATTGTTGTTTCAAAACCCATATTTAATTGATGACTCGCCATATGAAGCGACCATTACACCGCAAACGGCCGCTGCCGCGCCAACAATGACGCCTTTTAGTCCATACTTAAATTACGTTCAGCCAACGCCAACATCGTATTCTGGATCTTTCGATGGGACCGGTGACTTTATTACAGTCTTAAATAACACAGCATTGCAAATGTCAACGGGTGATTTTACTTGGGAATGTTGGATTTTTATTAATAGAACAAGCACTGCCATGGGTGTAATGGGCCTTGGCACCGCGTCAACTGGTTTAGAGATAAGCGTCACATCTGGAAATAACATTCGGGCATCATTTACTGCCACCACTTTAACTGGCGCAACAGCGTTGACTCCAAACGCTTGGTATCACGTTGCCTTGGTTCGCAGTGGATCAGCCACCGGCAACATCAAAATCTATTTAAACGGCGCTTTGGAGGCCACAAGCGCCACGGCAATCACAACCGATTTCAACCAAACAAACAATTTGGTTATTGGTGATGTTCGCGCAACTGGCACGCCGTTTAACGGCTTAATTTCTAATGTGCGGATTACTGAAGGTATTGCCGTGTATACGGGCACATTTACCGTGCCGACAGCGCCATTGGCCGACACACAAAGTTCTGGCACTAACATAGCCGCTATTACGCTACCTTCATATAGCAACTATTTCAATGGCACAAGTGCATATTTGCAAGCGCCTGTAAACGCTGTATTTACATATGGCACGGCAGACTTCACCATTGAGGGGTGGCTGTACCAAGGTTCAACCAGTGGCCAAGGATTTTTCTATGATGGCCGTGGATCTTCCGCTGGCGTTATGCCATGCATATTTTTGTCATCTGGTGTTTTGACGTATTTCACTGCTAACGCAAGTAGAATTACTGGGTCAACAATTGCCGTCGGCGCGTGGTATCACATTGCTTTATCGCGGATAAGTGCAAGCACCAGACTGTTTGTAAATGGCGTACAGGTTGGCAGCACATATGCTGATACCAACAGTTATGCGCTTGGTAGCGTCAACATAGGTTCTGATTGGAATAATTCAGCAACATCGTGGCTTACGGGTTTTATTTCCAATATGCGGGTGATAAAAAACCAGGGTTTGTACTCAGGCACTTTTACCCCTCCCACCGGCCCATACTCCACAACTGCGGTGGGTTCAACGGGTGCAGGCGCGGCCGCAACCATCACCGGAACGGTATCGCTGTTAACGTGCCAATCAACCACATTCATTGACAATAGTTCTAATGCCTTGACCATTACCAACCGTGGCCCCACAACTATTGCGTATACAAATCCATTTGCGCCAAGCATTTCACTATTATCTTGCCAGCAAAATCAATTTTATGACGGTTTAAATATAAATGCGAGCAACACAATCACCAATGGTCAGGCGCAACCCAATCAATACAACCCGTTTGGATTTACAACATCAACCACATTGCAGGCATATAGCACTACGGTCAATGGTGGGTCAATGTACTATGACGGCACAACTGATTTTTTAACATTGCCAAGCAATCAATTGCCATTCTCAGCGGGAACCGGCGACTTTACTTTTGAATGTTGGGTTTATATAACCAGCATTGCGGGAACGCGGACAATATACGACACTTGCAATGCTGGTGATTCATCGGGCACCGGCAGATTTGCCATGCAAGTATCTACAAGTGGCGTGGTGCAAGCATATACTGGGGCTGGATCAGTTTTTACTAGCGGCGGCACTGTAAGAATTAACACTTGGAATCACATTGCTTTTTCTAGAAATAACGCTAGTAGCAGGCTGTATCTTAACGGCACTCAGGTAAACACAACATATGCCGACACCAACAATTATGTGGTTGGCACCGTTTCTAGACCAATTATTGGCGTCAATGCGTTTGATAATAGCTCCAATCCATTTTTAGGCAATTTACTTGATTTGCGCCTTGTAAAAGGTACTGGTCTATATGCCGCATCTTTTGTGCCATCAGCAACGCCATTGACTGCGGTAACCAACACCTCATTGCTTTTGCTGGGCACCAATGGCGCGATTTACGACAACTCGGTGCGCAACGTCATGGAGACATCCACAGCATCCATTAGCACATCCGTGGTGAAGTATGGCACCGGGTCAATTGCCTTTGTTGGCACCGGGTACATGAAATACCCACCGCAACCAATTTTTGGTTTTGGCACTGGTGACTTCACGGTTGAGTTTTGGATGTACGTTACTAGCACGCCAGCAACTGAATACACAATTTGGGAGTCGCAAACAACTGGCGCATTCATTGTCCACAAGCGCGGGTCTTCGTCGGGCTTGTCATTTGCCCCGTATGGGGGCACTGAGCGCCTCATACAGGCCGATGCAAGCATTCCCCTCAACACATGGCAATTCATCGCCATTTCGCGGGTAAGCGGCACCACAAGCGCCTACGTTAACAACACGCGCACATTGTCAGTCGCTGACACAAACAACTACGTTCCGGCGGCCACAGCAAACCCGTACACCATGGGCGCACGAAACGGCGGCACATTGTTCATGCCTGGGTACATTGATGACTTCCGAGTAACCCTTGGAGTTGGTCGCTACTCAGGCACAACCATCACCGTGCCAACTGCCGCATTCCCAAATCAATGAGGTCGCCATGGAAATTGCAATCATTCAAAACGGTGTTGTCACAACCGTTGGCCACTACAAAACGCTTTTTCCCAACACATGCTTTCCAGAGAGCGGCCCCAACGCGGAGTTCATGCAAGAGCATGGGGCCAAGCAAATTAATATGCCGGTGCCGTCTGATCATGAAACCCAGCATCTGGTTCCATGTGAGCCATATGAGGACGGCGACTGGGTATACACAATGAAAGTGGTGGACAAATGATGGATGCTGAAACCGACAAACGCCTTGCCATTCACGAAGCCATTTGCGCCGAGCGATATGGCCGCATAGAGAGCCGTTTGGCAGATGGCGACAAACGCATGACCAAGATTGAGTACCTTTTGTACGTTGTGATCGCGGCTGTTTTGCTTGGCCCTGGAGTGGCCGCAGAAATCATCAAGAAGCTGACAGGCTTGAGCTAACGGGAGTAAGCACATGGATTTGTTTGATATGCTATCAAAGGGTTGGCCCATGCTGTTGGCGATCATCACGCTCATCATTGTTCTCTCAAAACTTGATTTGCGCGTCGCAATATTGGAAGAGAAGGTCAAAGTGGCTTTTGATCTGATTAACAAAAAGGCAGAGAAATGATCCCAATAGTTGCATCACTGCTTGGTACGTTGGCCCAAAATGGTCTGGGCCTTTTGTCATCTGCAATTCAAGCAAAGGGTAAAGAAGTTGTTGAGAACGCCCTTGGCGTAAAGATTTCCGACAACCCATCAGATGCTGAAGTCGCCAAGTTGCGCCAGCTTCAGTTTGACCATGAAGAGCGTTTGCTGGAGTTGGGCATTGAGAAGGCCCGCATTGAGCAGGAAGAACTCAAAGCCCTCCTTGCCGCGCAGGCCAACCAAGAAGACAACGTCAGCAAGCGCTGGCAGGCTGATATGTCATCGGACTCTTGGTTGTCCAAAAACATTCGACCCGGCACCTTGCTGTACATACTTACCGCCTATTTAATTTTTGCTGGCTTGAGCGCCGCAGGAATCCAAGTGGCTGAGGCTTACGTCAATCTGTTAGGTCAATGGGGGATGCTGGTGATGACCGCCTACTTTGGTGGCCGCACAGTTGAAAAGGTCATGGAAATGCGCAAGGGGGGCAAGTAATGAGCCTCAGTCAAGAACAGGCCGCATTCCTGTTAGATGCCTGCGCCCTCATCAAATATGCCTCAGAACAGGGTTTTATGGTCACTGGCGGGGAGTTGGCCCGCACGCCTGAGCAGCAAGCCATTTACGTCAAAACGGGACGCTCCAAAACCCTTAACTCCATCCACCTCAAACGCTGCGCCATTGACTTGAATTTCTTTAAAGATGGGCAGATAATATGGGACAAAGGCATTCTTGCGCCATTGGGCGCGTATTGGGAAACTTTGCACCCCAAAAACCGTTGGGGTGGCAATTTCAAATCACTGGTGGATTGTCCACATTTTGAACGAAACGTGGGATAAATATGACAACCGCTTCGGTAATGACCTACGACAGCTTGGTTGAGAATGTGCAATCCTATCTGGAGCGCACAGATACCGCGACCACTGAAAAGATACCTCTTTTTATTATGCTGGCCGAGCAAACGATTGCCACTGAAATTAAGTTCATAGGCAACTTGCAAGTGGTTACGTCCGCCATGACGATCAACAACCCCGTCATTCAAAAGCCCGCTCGGTGGCGCAAGACGGTTTCAATGAACATCACCGATGCCAATGGTGACCGCCAACCCGTGCTTTTGCGTCGATACGAGTACATACGCGAATACTGGCCCGATCAATCGCAAACCGATTTGCCCAAGTTCTACACCGACTATGATGCCTATCATTGGTTGGTGGCCCCAACGCCCTCGGCGGCTTCGGCCTTTGAGGTGCTGTACTACGAGCGACTTCAACCGCTTGACTCTTCCAATCAATCCAATTGGTTTACCAACTACGCACCTCAAGCCTTGCTGTACGGCGCTCTATTGCAAGCCATGCCATTTCTGAAAAACGATGCTCGGACTCAGATGTGGAAGGCCCAATACGACACCGCCATTGGGGCGCTGAAGTCAGAGGATGCGACCAGAGTTGGTGACCGACAAGCCGTGGCGCTCGACTCATGACTACATTTACCAATCCATTTACCGGTGATGTCATTGACCCCACCGATGTCAGCTATGCGGCATACACGATTGCCACAAGCACCGCCTTGGTGTGGCCAGTCAATGGCGACACCAGCACCACGGTGGCCGCTCGGATCATGCAAATTACGGCTTCGGCTGGCAGTTTGTCACTGTCTATGCCGCCTGCCAATCAGGTGTCGGTTGGCCAAGATGCCTTGATCCGCAATGTAGGGGCAAACACATTCACGATCAAAACCTACACCGGGTCCACCATTGGCACCATTGCCGCCGGTGAGGCCAAGTACATCTATGTGACCGACAACTCCACCGACACAGGGGTTTGGGGCATATTCACATTTGGCACCGGCACCTCGGCGGCGGATGCTTCTGCTTTGGCTGGATATGGGTTGCTTGCAATTAGCACCACCCTCAATCAAAGCCACCCAACCGCCACCCTTACGGTCAACCAAACCATGGTGTTGGCGGACCGCGCACAGGCTTATATTTGGACCGGCGGCGCTGGAACAACCAATCTTCCAATAGGTTCCGTTTTGGGGTCAAGCTGGTTTGTTTTGATTAAAAACAATGGCACCGGCACACTTAACGTGACGCCGGATGCAGCCGGTGGCGAATTGATTGACGGTGCCAATTACAAGGCATTTGCCCCCGGCGACTCGGCTTTTGTGCTTTGCACGGGAACTGGGTATGTGACCGTGGGCTTCGGCCAAAGCTCCCAATTTGCTTTTACCGCGCTTACAAAGCCGGTGACGGGCGGCACGGTGACCTTGTCTAGCAATGAGGCCACCAACACAATCATGACCTTCATTGGCACGTTGGTGAGCAACGTGACCATTGTTTTTCCGCCCGTGGTTAATTTCTATGTGATCAGCAACCAATGCACCGCTGGCACATACACCATGACCGTGACCACCGGCAGCGGAGCCACCGCTGTAATCCCAAGCAACGGGCAGGCCACCGTTATTTGTGACGGCACCAAATTTTACAATGCCAACACCCTGCTATCTGGGGCCACCTCTTTTAGCATTGTGGACGGCAGCGCAGCAAGCCCCGCCATCAATTTTTCTAGCGAAACCAACACCGGTATATACCGCCCAGGCACGGGTCAATTTGGTCTTTCCATTTTGGGCACATTGCGATTTAATTTGTCTGCGAGCGGTTTGGCCATAACCGGGACGGGCAACTTTTCCGCTGGCGTCAGCGGGGGCAGCTTCTAATGACCGCAAAGGTTTTTGCACTTGATACCAAGCCGGGCATTCAACGCGATGGCACCAAGTTTGACATGGATTTTTACACCAGTGGCAAGTGGGTGCGTTTCCAACGGGGCCGACCGCGCAAAATGGGCGGGTATCGCTTGTTTACCCAGTATTTGGCGGGTCCATCAAGGGGCATCTACATTGACCCCCGCAATGAATATTCCAACGTGTACAACGGCTATTCCAATGGCATGCAAGTGCTGCCCATCTCCAACACTGGGGCGGGCACCGGAATCACTGATTTTGTGCTGTCAGACTTTACGGCAAACGCAAACAACCTATGGCAATTTGATGCTATTTATGATGCTTTTGGGACCGGCAATGCCAATTTAATTGCCCACCCTGGTCAAAACCTCACGGCAATTGATAGCAATGTTGATACCTCGGTGCTGTATGGCGACATCAATGGCACAACCATGGGTGCCTGCGGCGTGTTTACAGCCGTTGGGGCCACGGCCACATCCACCACCATTACCCTGGTTGCGGCAAACGCTTTGATTGGCGCTGGGCAGTCTGTAACCGGGACAAACATAGCGCCGGGTACAACGGTTGTTTCTGTTTCCACCGTGTCAGTTGTTATTTCAATAGCGGCAACGGGAACTGCGGGCAGCATCACCTTTACCTTTAACAACAACATAAGCGTGTCTGGCGGCGCGGTGGTGCTACACCCATATTTGTTTGTGTATGGCGACAATGGACTGCTAAAAAACACGGGTCCTAATAACGTCAATGATTGGGTTTCGGCCACTTCAAACGAAACCAATGTGTCATCCACAAAGATTGTCAAGGGCTTGCCCGTACGGGGTGGCTCCAATGCCCCCTCGGGACTTTTTTGGTCGCTGGATTCGCTGATTCGCGTGTCCTATGCCCCAACCACGGTGACTACCGGGGTGACATCAAGCTCCTTTTATTGGCGCTATGACATCATCAGCAGCCAATCATCCATTTTGTCAAGCCAATCGGTTATTGAGTATGACGGCATCTATTACTGGTGCGGTGTTGACCGGTTTTTGATGTACGGCGGTACCGTCAAAGAGGTGCCCAACAACTTCAACCAAAATTACTTTTTTGACAACCTCAACTACAACCAGCGGCAAAAAGTATGGGCGCAAAAGGTGCCTAGGTTTGGTGAGATTTGGTGGTTTTTCCCGTCTGGCGACAACGAAGAATGCAACGATGCCGTGATCTACAACACCCGCGAACAGGTCTGGTATGACGCTGGTGAGGCTGATGGTGTGCGGCGCAGTGCTGGTTATTTTTCGCAAATTTACCAATACCCAATCTCGGCTGAATGGGAGCCTGTAGAGGTTGGTGCCATCAACACGTTGAGCATAACCACGGCGGGCACTTCATACACCAATGGCACCTACGTTAACTACGCCTTGACCGGTGGTGCTGGGTCAAGCGCCACGGCCAACATCACGGTGGCGGGCGGTCAGGTGACCGTGGTGACCATCCAAGTGCGTGGAACTGGTTATGCCCTAGGCGACATATTGACGGCTGCGCTGCCCGTTGGAAGCGGTTTCTTTTTGCGTGTTGATACCCTGATGACCTACACCAACTTGTGGCAGCATGAGATCGGGGTGGACAAAATTTCTGGGTCTGTTGTTGGTGCAATTGAAAGCTTTTTTGAAACCAATGACCTTGGATTGGTGGCCGGTGGACCATCCCAGCCACAAATGGTGGGCGACAACCAGTGGCTACGCCTTGAGCGCGTGGAGCCTGACTTTCGGCAAGAGGGTGACATGAGCTTGGTAGTGACCGGCAGGCCATATGCCCAGGCTGATGACGAAGAATCCGACCCATATGTGTTTGCCCCAGATACGCACAAAATTGACATGAAAGAGCAGCGCCGGGAACTACGTTTGCGTTTCACCAGCAATGTGCAAGGCGGCGATTATCAGATGGGCCGGGTACTTTTAAGCGCAGATACAGGGGATGTGCGTGGCTACTAATATTGCCATTCCCTATGATCCACGCATCTACTCTTTCCAAGAGTGGGCCGACCTCATGTGCGAGCAATATGGTGCGCAAAATTTAGAGCAAGTCAATTCGTCAACCAGATGGCAAGACTGGGGCAACGGCCTCAAAGCCATTGACATTTTTACCAATGAGTCAGTGCCCAATACCAATGGTTTTGTCAACTGGCAAGATTGGGCGCAAGCTTTAATCCTGTCCGTGAATCCTGGGGGCAACGCATGACAATGCTCAAAAGATGGATGGATCGGACCCCTGATGAGCATGTAATTTTGCAGTCGGCAAGCGATCAAAATTTACCCGTAAAGGGCACCGCGTTAATCAAGCAGATCAAGCTATCGTGTGGCTCCGGTCAATTTGCCATTATGCGGTCAGGGGACACAATTTTTTGGTACCACATTGATAACTCAGATAGAGTAGACGTGTGCATTTTTAATGCAGATTCATTGTCAAAATTAGTTCAAAATTTAGATGAATTTACAAGAGCTTTGTTTGTCGCCAAATACAAAATTTGGTATACAGCAACATCTGACCCAATGTTAGTAGCGGCAATTAAAAAATTAATGAGCAATGACATACCTTCGCACATTGCTCTTGGCCCAATAAACGCGGATGGAAAACAATCTTATTCTTGCTCTGTATCTGTTGAATATTTAAATTCAAACAATAGGCAAGGAGGCACTTAATGGGCCACTGCGCAGATACAGATTATATATGCAAGGTAAGAGAAGATGCAACGCATGCCGCCGAAGCCGCCGTCCAAGCCGCATCTGATTTAGCCGCTGCCACAGACCCAACAAACCCGGCGTTTTGGAACAAAGTTGGAAATGCCGTCAATGATGTGGGCAAGGCCGCCCAAAAAACGGTTGAAAATTTTCTTGCTGACCCGATCCCAATGTTGGCAACTGTGGCCCTTACGGCCATGGGCGTGCCCGCGCCGGTGGCTAATTTTTTGGTGAACATGGCGCAAGGCAAAAGCCCTGAGGATGCCGCTAAAGGCGCTGTAATCAGCTATGTAAGCGGGATGGCTGGATCAGCCATTTCTGGGACAGTAGCCGGAGCAATTGGCAGTGCCGCCGACATTGGCATAAGCAACATTTTGGCGAGTGGCGCAACCGGCACCGTAGCCGCATTATTGGCTGGCAAAAACTTTGAAGATGCGCTTGCCGCCGGTGCGGAAGCTGCGGTGACCGGCATGGTTGTCAAGGGAATAAAAGACGCTGGCGTTGATCCAGGCACCATTGAAGGAAAAATGCTCATTGATTCGGCCAAAGCGGCCATGGGCGCAATTTACAAGGGCAAAGACATTGCAACCGCTGTTGGCGCTGCGGCAACTGGGTCGCTGATTGCTTCTTCAATTGAAAATTT